GCAATCCATCAAGTCTAGTCATGACACACTTAACGAGGTCAAACTGCTTCGTGAAGACAACAGCGTTAATAGGAGAAGTCAGTAAACATGACAGCAACTATCCTTACACTGATCAAACAAGCTCTCGGAGCGGTGGGTACCATCGCCTCGGGGGTACTCACTCGCAAAGCGGCCGAGGCAGAAGCTAAGTCACAGGCGAAGATCGCCAAGATGAAAGCTGAAGTGGACTGGGACAACAACCAAGTCCATGCCTCAATGAGATCCTGGAAGGATGAGTTCCATGTCATCTTCCTGGCGATACCTGTGGGCGCTGTGTTCATCCCTGGGATGGCACCTTATGTAGCTGATGGCTTCCAAGCCCTCAGTGAAGGTGTCCCAGAGTGGTGGATTGCAGCCTTCCTGACGTCAGTCGCAGCCTCATTTGGAGTTAGAGAGCTCTCAAAGAGGGGGAAATAGCCCCTCAATAAGAAGAAACTTCAAGAATAATACCTAATAGCCTCAATGGGTTACACGAAAAGTGTGCCTGTTGGGGCTTTTTTTATCATCAAGGGGCTTGCATGTTGGAACCATAGTCCCTATCTATGCTGTGTAGACGGGACGACCCGCCTACTTCATAGCAGCCCCGATAGCTGCACCCCAAGAGGCCCTCCTACCTTATGCCCTGACAGGCAATCCACTGGAAACAGTGTGTGGACGGGGGAACAAGCCTAGCCCCCAAGGCGCGGATAAAACCGTGAGAGATGCCGAGGGTCGGAGACGGGGTGCATCTTTCAGGGCTGCTATCACTCACACATAAGGAACTACATCATGGCTTACATTCATGCAGAGCTCACCTGCACATTCAAGATCAGACAAACGCCTAAGGGTTGGTCAGCTGATCTCATCCACGAGGGAAAACCTCTGAGACGCGGATGGCACACTGTGTACACCAACAGGCAGTCCCTCGAAAACTACATCAAGCGTGTTTGCGAAAAAGAAGACAACTGGGACTTCCCACAGGAGCCTGAAGAGGTCCCAATAGAGGTCCCAATGACCCCGCTGACACCTAAGGAGCTGGAGATGCTCCGAGCTTTCCTCCTGGAGGGTGTCTCAGTCAACGGAGCGGAGAACGCTCAATGGCTGATTGAAGACAACATGACATGGATGAACGCTAACGATCTCCAACAGGAGCTGGGCTGGAACAAACAGTCCATAGGCGGCGTGATGGGTTCACTACAAGACAAGGGCCTGATCGTAGACAGCGGTGACAGCGCACGAGGCGCACGTATCAATGATTGGTATGCTGATCAAAACGGCATCGAGCAATACTTCTGGACAACAACTGTAACACTAGAGGTCGCCCTTGATAGGGTGGCCTAAGGAGACAAGACAATGACTAACGTATCAAAAGCTGAAGGTCGTCGCAGAGCAGCCCACGAGGCTCGCCTGCATCCTTCCCTGGCTGAAGAGGTCGCTAGAGACTTCGACATCCATGAATGCCAACTCTGCAACCACGGTACGGTTGAAGGTTGGATCAACGGCGAACTCGTAGAGACTTGGGACTGTCCCGAGTGTGCTGGCACAGGGTTCGTCAACCGAAATAAACTCCTAGAGCAGAACGACTGCATCGCCGCATGTCGTAAAGCAGAAAGCATGGTGGACCTATGAGCAATCAACCACTGAACGTCCTTCGCGCCGAGAAGTTCCTGACTGACACCCTCTTCTTGGTTACCTCAAACATACACCGGGATGCTTTCCCGGATCAGCCGGACCTCCCCACCCTGGACGAGCTACTGGAAGACATCGATGGTGTCCAACAGTTCCTCATCCAGGAGGGGTCCACTCACGAAGACCGCCACTGGGAGCCTTGCCAATGACACTCAACGATATCCTCGACCTGTTCAATCGGGTCTCTGACATCAAGTCCTCCAGGACCACCAGCGCAATTGTTGGTGCCGTCCTGGAGGTTCTCACTCTCAACGACAACATCACGGAGACTACACATGACTAAATCACTAAACGCATACCTCGACGATATCGGTCAGTTCACTGACGAAGACGTCAAGTCGTGGCAGACCGCTACAGCAGGTTGGACCTCAGTAGGAGGCTCTGAGCGAGCTGATCGTCACTGGATTGCCAACCGTCTCCTCATAGGCACAGGCCATGTACACTGGAAGAACGTGTACTGGATTGCCCTCCAGCACCTCGAGGATCTGGCAGACGATATCCGGTATAGTGGGAATGCACGTACACTTGGACCTGTGCTGCTGCCGGAAGGACTTGAAGATGAGACACAGTAACATCAAGCTAGGTAAGATCGCCTCATGCCGCTACGGCTTCGGGGGATACCAAGATGCAATGTTTGGGCTCAGCCTGACCTTCAACTTTGGGGGTTCAGGCTGCCAACACTTCGAGGGTGCCTGGGCTAATGAGCCAACAGAGTTCTCGAAGTGGGACCTGGAGAGCCAAGACAACGAGTTCTCTAAGAACACCCGGTCCATCATCGCGTATCTGCAACAAGCCAAGGTTGAGAACATCACAGATCTTAAGGGGGTGCCAATCGAGGCAACCTTCGACGGTATGGTGATGACCTCCTGGCGCATCCTAGAGGAGGTACTCTAATGAAACGTGAGAACCACTGGCGCTTCCGTGAGGACCCCAAGGAGCCCGTCAGTTACCGAGAGATCGAGACTGACGCCATCCTCTCTGGGATCTATTCAATCTTCTTCATCGCCGTGATTTACGGCATCATTGCCCTCTTTGTTTAAGGATATAGACATGAAGCTTCTCAAAGCTGACCGCAAGGTCCACCGCCACTCCGACCAGGAGATCACCCGTAAGTCCAACCGAGACGACTACCAGGCACGTATCGACCGCCTGAAGGCTGACAAACCAGAGCCATCCAAGGCTCTGCCGCAGGTGTCCAGATGGAGACGGTAGGCGGCGAACTGATGCTGCTGCTATTCGCAACAGTCATACTAGCATTCACAGCGATCATGAGGATGCCTGACGAATGACAAAACCAATCAACCTAGAGACCACGCTAGACAGCTTGGAGGGGCTACATAAGGCAGCGAATGGTCGGGGAAACACTGCACACATACCCAAAGATCTCTTAGGTCAGCTCCTACGAGATCATCACAAGATGTTCACACGCCTCGGTGATGTGAATGATAAACCTGTTTGCCTTTCTAAGGAATAGTTCTATATGACTGCTAATGTACAAGAATTGAATGACAAACGCCAAATCCGTGGCGTAGGTGAAGCTGTCCGCTCAACAGTGGATGGCATGTGGCGCATCTATAAGCGCCTACCAGTGGACGCGGCAGGGCAACCTTGCCGTATAAAGAAGGGACCTAGTCTCTTTGGCTACGAATGGTTCACCCTCAGCTCTGCAAAGAAGCTGAAGGATGCCATCGACCTGGCCAAGGCGACTGGAGCCTAAAAACAAAATGGACACTCGGGGGAGTGTTACAGCTCCCCTCAGTGAACCCATTAACAACACACTCAACACGGAAGGAGAGTGAACATGTCTGTATTCCCAGAGAAACGAAGTGGGGCTCTCACTGGTCGTTGGGTAGCTGAAGTCATGAAGGATGGACAAAAGCTCCGTACCCGTACTGACACCATACAAGAAGCTAGGGAGGCTGAGAGGTCTTTCAAGGATGGCTTCATGCCAGTAGCTAAGGCGAGGTCCTTATCAAAGAGGATGACCCTAGGACATCTACTGGTGATTGCTCAAGAGCCTGTGTGGGGTCACACCAAGACATGGGCGGGGTCAATCAGGCAGGCCACCAAGGTTGTCGAACTGATAGGTGACAGCGTCAACATCCAGGACATTAACAACCTAACCGTTGATCGCCTCAAGGCTGACCTGTCTCACCTCAAGCCAGCAACCATAAACAGGTACATCTCAAAGCTGTCAGCCATGCTTAGGTATGCTGATAGGCGAGGGTGGTTGCCTCACGGTATGCCTACCATCGACTGGAACAAAGAACCTAAGGCTGAGATACGCTGGCTCAAGGACGATGAGCTCAGGCAACTCTTTGAGCTGTCAGCTCCTGTTTACAGAGACCTATGGAAGGTCCTGCTGCAGACTGGTGCCAGGGTGTCAGAAGTCCTCGAGCTGAAGCCTGAGGACAGGGACCAAGGCCTCTTAGTTTTTGGTGATACCAAGAACGGAGATACCAGGATCGTCCCAGAGACCCCTGACGTCTCCCAGATCCTCTCTCAGAGGCTTCCCTGGGGTATCACTTATTGGGAGGCCCGTGTTGAATGGGACCGTGTACGAGGCTGTATGGGCCTCCAGGAGGACACTAGGTTCACCATACATGCACTCAGGAGGACCGCCGCCACCAGGCTGCTCCAGAATAAGGAGAACCTGGCGGTAGCTCAGAAGCTCCTCGGTCATCGCAACATCAAGACTACATTGAAGTATAGTGCAGTCGAAGTGGACGACCTGAGATCAGCAGTGGACATCCTGTCCGCTGTTGCACAATAGCTCCTACCAGTGTGGAGGAAATAGGAGGAGGCCCTTTCTCTTGCATGTAGTTAGACTATAGAATATTACTAAGTCATTGTTTTAGTTAGACCATTAGAAGCATTCGATGTTTTTGGGAAACTAAAGACTGAAAGTCTGCCCCAGAGATGGGCCAATACGAAGAGGAGACCACTGAGAGTGATACACCAAGAGAACACTTTGAGAGAAGCACAGCTCAGCCTCGAGGCAATCAGCCTCCAGGATGGTGTCGAGAGATACCAAAGGGAGACCCAACGCCTTAAGGATAACCAAAAGTACTCCACCCATAGCCCCGCTAAGGATCTTCTCCAGAGAAGCTTCCAGGGTGTGAGAGGAGGCTTTGATTTTATAGGACCGAGGCATAGGAGAGACCAAGGTACATCCCTACATGTCCTTCAGGTGGCCTTAGAGCTGATTGACCCTGAGGTCCTAGCATTGATCTCCCTTAATGCTGTAGCTAATGCAGCTGCCTCTCAGCTTCCACTTAAGGGCTCACTGCAGCAGCTAGGCCAGTCCATTGAGTTGGAGATTAAGTGTTCCATGCTCGATAAGAGCCTTAATCCAGAGAGGGTCCTCAGTAAGATCAAAGAGGCAAACTATGGTACCTCTAGCAGGCTTAGAAAGGCCTTCAGGTATACCATGGCCAACCTTAAGGCTGATAAGGAATGGACTAGGCATAGACGTCTCAAGATGGGTGAGCATTGCCTCAATGTTGTACTGCAATCCACAGACATCTTTGAGACCTCCAGGACAGCTAAGGGTGTTGTCTCAGTCTCCTTTAACAAGGAAGCTAGAGCGTACATCAGAGAGATGGATGAGCTCAATGCCCTCAACCGCCCTAAGTATCTGCCTATGCTGGTACCTCCTAGACCTTGGTCTGAAGATCCTAAGCAAGGTGCATACCTCAGTGAAGCTTTAAGCCGCACTGTAGGCTTGGTTAGAGGAGCAAAGCCTATCCAAGTCGCATCTCTAAGGAGAGGCCTCAGGGATGGCTCTATGGCTCCCTGTGTGGATGCTCTCAACGCGATCCAAAGCACCCCCTACAGGATCAATGAGAGGATGCTTGAGGTTATCCAATGGCTCAGGGTTTCACCTGAGGTCTACTGTGAAGGCTTCCCTCGAGATGAGATGATCCCGGTACCTACCTCAGACAAACCTTGGGATGACATGTCGTCGGAAGAACGCACAGTCTTCAAGCATCAAGTAGGGGCTGTGAAGGCCAAGAACAGGTCCGCTAAGGCTGCAGACATGCAGGTCTCTCAAGACTGCCAGGTAGCTAACATGCTCAAGAGCTACCCTCAGTTCTATGTGCCTGTATCTTGCGACTTCAGGGGCCGAGTTTACCCAATACCATCATTCAACTATCAGCGGTCTGACTATGTGAAGGCGATGTTTGAGTTTGCTGAGGGGAAGCCCTTGGGAGAGCATGGGCTCTACTGGCTCAGCGTTCACATTGCCAACAATGGTGACTTCGGGAAGATCTCGAAGAGGCCGTTTGATGAACGGGTCAGGTGGGTCGAGGAAAACAGCGAGGCTCTTTTGGAGTGCGCTGGCGACCCCCTGGCCCATCGATGGTGGCTGGAAGCAGACAAGCCTCTGCAGTTCCTTGCAGGCTGCTTTGAGTACGCTGGAGCTGTCCTCTATGGGCGGCACTACGTGTCTCATCTCCCTGTCGCTCTCGATGGTTCCAACTCAGGTATCCAGCACTACTCCATGGCTCTCAGAGCTGAGGAGGACGGAGCTCTCGTCAACCTCGTGCCTAAAGGTGTTCCCCAAGACATCTACCAGGCGGTGGCTGACAGAGTAATCCCCATGGTGCAGGAGGATGCTAAGACGTCCACAGAGCCCTTTGCTCAACAGTGGCTGGACTTCGGCATCACCCGCAAGACAGTCAAGAGAAACGTCATGACCTTCCCCTATAGCTCAGCCAGGTTTGGCTTCAAGCAACAGCTGATAGAGGATCACATGACACCTCTGGCCTGGGACGTCCTGTCAGGTGTCGCTGAGGATCATCCCTTTGGTGATGACTGGGGGAGGGCAGCATGTGGCTACCTCTCTGGACATATCTGGACAGCAGTCAATGAGACAGTCTCAAAGGCAGCTGAAGGTATGCTCTACCTCAGGAAGGTGGCAGGTGTCCTGGCTCATGAGCGCAAGGATGTCCGCTGGACTAACCCTGTAGGGTTCCCTGTGGTTCATCGCTACACTGACCCAATCCTGGAGAGTGTGTCTTGTTACATCTATGACGCATCCCTCAAGGTTGAAGACCCCTATCACCGTAAACGCATGGTGCTTGACACTGGTAAAGCCTCGTCAATCATCAAGAAGAGCAAACAGAAGTCGGCTGTTGCTCCCAATGTCATCCACTCGATGGATGCCGCACATCTCCTGTCTGTAGTCAACGCGGCTAAGGCAGAAGGTATGGATCACTTCCTACTCATTCATGACAGCTTTGCAGTCCATGCTGCAGACACCGAGAGGTTCGCGCCTCTCATCCGTGAGACACTCGTTGAGATGTACACTGAGCATGATGTGTTCCAACAGATCGATGACTATGCCAGGTCATTGCTCACAGAGGTAGGGAAGGACAAACTCCCTCCACTGCCTGCCAAAGGGAACCTAGACATGGATCAGGTTCTCCAAAGTACATACGCATTTGCGTAAACATGAAGACCGAAAGAAGAACAACATATGTTTGAAACATCACTCAATCCTCCAGAGTTTGCCCACCTAGTGGGGCGAACCTTCCTGCAGCAATATGATATCCCACTACCAGTTGACATCGAGATGTTCCTGGACGAGGCCCATATCACAAGAGGTATGGTGACAGGGTTTATGCAGTGCATGAAGCTGTACAATACCTTAGTTCATTTTGTGGACGTATACGACAATGAGAGCTTTGCCTTCATTGAAGATGAGATCACTGACGAATATGGCAAGACCTTTGTGTCTGTCGTTCGTGCAGTGTTGTCGATAGTAGAAGAACAATCATTGGAGGCTACATATAATGGCTGACCCACAACAAGTGAAATACAAGACCGCAGTAGTACCTCTGGGCTACTCCTGGATCAGTAAAGAAGACCCACGCTACGGTGGCTTCAAGACAATCGCACTCATCCCTCCTGGCGAAGACCAAGACCTTCACCTGGAGACCTGCGCCAAGTTGGCTATGAGTGCCTTCGGGACTACTGACGGTATCAAGATGCCTTACATCATCGATGAAGATGGTGTCATGCGGCTTAAAGCTAAGACGAAGCTGGAGCCAAACATCTATGACAGCTTAGGTCACCCTGTGATCGGTAAGAGACCTATGATTGCTTCAGGTACACTGGCGCGTGTTGGCGGTAAGTTCAAAGCATATGACAGCTCTAACGGTAAAGGCATTGTGTCTTACCTCAACTCCATCCAGGTTGCTAAGCTTGCGAGCTACCAACAGTTCGACGCTATCGAAGGTATGGATGATGAAGACCTCTTCGTTGAAGAAGAACGTCAGGGTAAAGACGATGAGTTTGGCTCATTGATCGAAGACATAGTGGTTGATCCGAAAGTAGCAGGCAACCCAGCTGACTTCTAAGACTAGTTATCCCAAAGGCTCAAAGCGTTCCCATGGTGTCATCCATGGGTACCGCTCTGGGCTCGAGGATAGGAACACAACGGATCTCATCAATCGTGGGATCGGTTACATCTTTGAGACCATGAAGCTTCCCTATTGCAAGCCTCTTACATTCCACAAGTACACACCTGACATCTTTCTGCGGTATGACCGAGGAGAGGTTTGGTGGCCTGAGGATGATAATTGGTGGAGTAACAAGAAGTGGCTCGAAGAGCATTTCATCGTTGAGACCAAGGGCAGGTTCCTGCCTGACGACAGGAAGAAGCAGCTCCTGATCAAGTCTCAGCATCCCCAACTAGACATACGCTTTGTCTTCTCCAGGAGCGGCGAAAAGATCCGTAAAGGCTCCAAGACCACCTATGCAATGTGGTGTGAGAAGCATGGTTATCTGTATGCTGACAAACTAATACCAGAGGAGTGGTTTACATCATGATTGACATCGAGAAAACATATCTACCAGTGGAACCAAGACGGGGACCATTGGATAGCCTAAAGTCCTATACCAGGGGTGGTACCAGGATCAACGCTGTGGTCGACCAAGTCACCAACTGCGTGAATATCTTTTTGGGGGCTACCACCAAACCGACTGTGGGTGTCATGAAGGAAAGCATTACAGACCTTGCTGAGTTCTTCAAGGTGTTGGACGAAGAAGTTAATGGATAACCCATACGAACTCCAAGAGCACGACCTCATGGTCCGCACTGTGTGGGCCGAGGCTAGGAACCAGAGTAGGCTAGGGCAGGCGGCAGTGGCTGCTGTGATCCTCAACAGGGTCACCTCAAGGACATCCTGGTGGGGCAACTCCATCAAGGACGTCTGTCTAAAGCCGTGGCAGTTCTCATGCTGGAACGACAATGACCCCAACAGGGACAAAGCTCTTGCTCTCAGTAAAGATGAGCTGCCCTACCAAGACATCTCTCAGATCGTTGAGTATGTTATGCGAGGGTTTGATCCGACAGATGGCTGTGACCACTACTTGGTGAGTTCTATCGCTGACAGCGTGAGCTGGGCTGTGGACGCCAAACCTCAGGTGACCATAGGAGACCACACCTTCTATCGCCTAGATAATCCATCAAAGCTCGTGGATATGATCCTCGGGTTTCCATCAAAACATTTCGTATAAAAGGAGAGACTATATGCGTAACATGATCCTGACTGACAAGATCCTGCAGTTCATCAAGAACAACGGCTCTATCAGCAACCGTGAGGCCTTCCTGGACCTCGACATCACTTCAGCATCCTTCAGTCGCCGTGTGTGTGACCTCGAGGAGGTTGGCTTTAACATCAAGCGTCAACGTAAGACCAACCCTGTGACTGGCAAGCGGTACACTCGGTACTCCGTAGACGGAACTAAAGAAGGCTCTGTGGCAGAGCGTAGGTGGGCTCAGGTCCACCGGACCTTGCCTCAGTTTGCTGCTTAACTAGATAGCCTCTAGACCTACTCGTTAAACCCACACGCAGCCGGAAGCGTGACGCTAAAGGGGTGTCTAGAGGTTTACGGAAGGCTACTGCCGAGTAGCTAAAGACGTCCTCCCTGATGAGTTGGGGAGGGCGCACTTGTGGCAGGTGCAGCGGTACTGCAGATCATCCTCAGGTCACCTAGCGGTTCTAGGGCCATCACCTTGAGGGAACCTATGGTCTCTGGGTTCAACTCCCAGGCTTGTCAGATACTCATTGAAAATCCATGCACACATCAAGAGGAGAGCTCCATTGGAAGCTGCGTTAGAAGAGACCTATGAAGAAAACCACATCATCCAATCAGACCTCCCCTGTGAAGACTGCGGCAGCTCTGACGCCAAAGCAACCTACAGCGATGGCCACACCTACTGCTTCTCCTGCGAAACAAGGCAGGGGGCAGCACAAGGCTCTGGAGAGCAACCTGTTCAGGCAACAGGTCAAGCCATCAAGATCCAAGAAGGCCTTATCGAAGGCCATGTGCCGACAGAAGGTATCCCCAAACGACTGGTGAGCTCCCAGACCTGCCGCAAGTTTGACTACAGGTTTGGTACCTACAGAGGACAACCAGTCCACATAGCCAATATCAGAGACGTCAAAGGCACTGTTGTAGCTCAAAGCCTCAGGACTGCCTCCAAAGGCTTCCAGTGGCTCGGTGAGCACAAGAAAGGCACTCTCTTTGGCCAACACCTATGGAACAAAGGACGCCGCCTGGTGGTCACTGAGGGAGCTCTAGACTGCATGGCATTCAGCTCCTATCAAGATGACAAGTGGCCAGTTGTCAGTGTCACTGATGGCGCTGGCAATGCAGCCAAGCAACTCCAGGCTCAACTTGAGTACCTCCAGCAGTTCGAAGAAGTCATCCTCATGTTTGACAATGACGAGGCTGGTACCATTGGTGTCCAGAAGGCTGCTGAGGCCCTGGCTCCTCACCATAAGTGCATCAAGATTGCTCACCTCGAGCTCAAAGACCCATGTGACATGCTGCAGGCAGGCAAAGGTAAGCAGCTGATGCAGGCCATGTGGGATGCCAAGGAATACCGTCCTGACGGTGTCCTGGATATGGCTGAGCTGGCAGACGTCATCACAGATCCAGCCAGGAAGAAAGACAGCCTGCCGTACCCCTGGGAAGGTCTCAACAAGATCACCAGGGGAGCAAGACAAGGTGAGCTCGTTACCTTGTGTGCAGGCACTGGTATTGGCAAGTCCGCAGTATGCGGAGAGATTGCCTACCACCTCTACAGAGACCACAAGGAGACTGTAGGGGTCATGATGCTGGAGGAGAGTGCTGCTCTTACCCAAGACAGGCTCCTAGGCATCCACATGAACAAGCGAGTGACCATCGACAGAGAGGATATCTCAGATGAAGAACTACTCAAGGCACACGCAGGCCTCTTCCCAAAGCAGGGGGAGGTTGGAGCAGTACCCAGGATGTACCTCTATGATCACTTCGGATCGACAGATGTTGACAAGCTCTTGGGTAAGATCCGCTACATGGTTGTCACACTTGGTTGCCGCTGGATTATCCTTGATCACCTCAGCATTGTGGTATCAGGGCTGGCTGTAGCTGATGAACGTAAGTCTATCGACATCGCCATGACGAAGCTTAGGTCCCTCTGTGAGGAGACAGGCTGCGGCATGTTCCTTGTGTCTCATCTTAAACGTCCGTCCTCTGACAAAGGCTTTGAGGAGGGCTTGGAGATCAACCTCAATCACCTACGTGGCTCTCAGGCTATCTCTCAGCTGAGTGACATGGTGCTAGGCCTACAGCGTAACAAGAAGGATGACAGCCTCAGGAACTATACGGAGGTAGTTGTCTTGAAGAATAGGTTTACTGGCGAGGATGGCTGCACTGGCTGTTGGCTCAAGTTTGATGCTGACACTGGGAGGCTGGCTGAGGTGGAGGAACCTAAAGGTGATGACAACTTTGAAGGGGAGGAGATGATCAATGACTTCTGAGACCAGTGAGACAGAAGACCACAAGCATATTTGGCTACAACCATTATGTCAGGAATACCAATCCGAGGGGAGGCTGTGGTGCAAAGATAGGCTGGACGCATGTGATGATTGCGGTGCAGAGCCTGTCAAGTTTATCCGAGAAGACCTGAGCGTGGTCAAAGAACTGCAAGAGGAAACCGACCAGCAAGAAAAAGATCTGTGGCTCATGTCAGAAAGCCGCACCAAGCTCAAGGAAGAGAACACCCTGTTGCGGATGATAAAATTAGTTGATTGCAATAAATCGATTGATGATCTTGAGGCTGCCTGGTCACGGCGTGTCACAAAACTACAGGCAGAGAACACTCGGTTGCATGATGCGCTGCAAAGATTAAGCGAGGCTGATGCTCACGAATATCGAGCCCTCGCTCTTGCTGCACTGAATGGAGAAGGACAATGAGAAGAGAGACAGAAGGAGACGTACACTGAGTAGATACATCTTTGACTTAGAGTGTGATGGCTTCCTAGCTGAATGCACTCGCATCCACTCACTGGTGCTGCAAGACGTAGACACTGGTGAGATTATTTCTTGCTCTGATAGACTACAGGCTAAGCCTTTCGCAGCCTGGGGCCTACCTATTGAGGTGGGTCTTAAGATCTTAGGCGAGGCTGATGTCATCATTGGCCACAACGTCATCGGGTTCGATATACCAGTCATCAACAAGCTTGTCCCAGGGTGGACCTACAGAGGCAAAGTCATTGACACTTTGATCATGGCCAGGTGTCTGTACCCTGATCTTCGTAAGCAGGACTTCCCTAGGTACCGTAGAGACCCTGAGCTGTTTCCTGTGCGTCTGGTCAACAGTCACGCATTGAAGGCCTGGGGCATACGCCTAGGTGTTCACAAGATCCAATATGAGCATGGCTTCGACAACTGGTCACCAGAGATGCAGATCTACTGTGAGCAGGATGTCATCACCAACAGACGTCTCTTCAGGTTCCTGGAAGGGTCCAAGAGATTTACTGCCACCACCATGTATGAGTGGTTGGACTATGAGATGGAGCTAGGTTTCATCACCTCTCAGATCGAACGTAATGGCTTCCCTATCGACGTCATGCACCTCGAGAAGCTTGAGACAGAGATCAGGTCAGAGATGCAGGACCTCAAGAGGAAACTGCAGGATCAGTTTGGTACTGTCAGGTTCTTCCACAGGAACTTCACTCCTAAGCGTGACAACAAGACCCTTGGCTACAAAGAGGGTGTCATTATTAAGCAGTACAAGGAGGAGAAGTTCAACCCAACCTCCAGGCGGCATGTTGCTAAGATCCTGGTGGATGAGTTTGGGTGGGTACCTCTGGAGTTTGGTAAGGATAAGACCAAGGATGGTGTCAAGATCAAGGGTGATCCTAAGCTTGACGATGATCTCCTTGAAGCTCTCGGTAAGAGCATCCCTGAGGCTGAGGAGATCCGTAAGGTGTTCTTCCTCAACAAGCGCCTAGCACAGATTGCAACTGGCTACACAGGCTGGCTCAAGATGTGCAAGACAGGGGATGATGGCATTGCCAAGATCCACCACAGGATCAACACCAACGGTGCTGCTACAGCCAGAGCTACACACTCAAGCCCTAACCTAGCACAGGTGCCAGCCCCTCGGTCTGAGATGGGCACAGAGTGTCGGCAAGGCTTCACGGTGCCTCCAGGGTGGTCCTTGGTGGGGTGTGACCTCAGTGGTATTGAGCTGCGGTGTCTGGCCCATTACATGGCTGCATGGGACAAAGGAGCCTATGGTGACAAGGTCCTGGAAGAAGATATCCACGTAGTCAACCAAATGGCTGCTGGTATCCCTAAGCAGCTCTACACAACGACTGAAGGTCATGAGGCTGACAAGGGGAGGGATGATGCAAAGACGTTCATCTATGCTTTCATATATGGGGCTGGTAACGCCAAGCTTGGGTCTATCCTGAAGCCTACCTCTACCAAGGAACAGCAGACAGCTGCTGGTACGAGAATGAGGACCAAGTTCCTCAAGACATTACCTGCACTTAAGACCCTCATTGAAACAGTTAAAGAGAAGGCTGGCTACCAGGGTTACATCAAAGGCATTGATGGCCGCATCATCGAGCCTAGGTCTAGCCACAGTGCCCTCAACTTCCTCCTACAGTCTTGTGGTGCAATCGTCAGTAAGCGGTGGATCATTGAGTTTGTCAGGGAGATGGACGCACGAGGCTACAAGCATGGGTGGGATGGTCAATACTGCATCCTTGCCTGGGTACATGACGAGATCCAGGTTGCTGTGAGGCACACCATGGTTGAAGAGCTTGGTGAAGCCATGGTTCAAGCAGCACTCACAGCTGGAGAGAACCTCGGCATTCGGATACCAACAGACGCGGAGTACAATTATGGACGAACTTGGGCAGACACCCACTAGTGCTATCCCTCAGTGGACCATAGAGAACGAGCTGGAGGCGGACTGTTGCCTCCAGTTGGACCTACTGCACTACATATACATGAACCCACAGAAGACCAAGAGTGACCTAGTTCGAGCTGAGGCGTCATATATCGCCGCCCTGGCTTGCAATGGGTTCATCAGTACAAGGACAGAACCTGGCATGTACAGTGACACCTGGAGAGTAACCAAGGGTGGGCTGTGCTGGCTGGAAGAAGAGGAGAGATTATGAGAGTATTCAGAGAGAGTTTCACACTACCCGGCGTGACAGTCTATAAGGATCTGCCTATCACCCAAGAGGAGGTTGACCGCTGGGAAGGTGGTGAGCTGATCCAAGATGTATGGCCTAACCTATCACCAGCTGACCGTGAGTTTATCGTTACTGGTATGGATGATGAGGATTGGGATATCCTTATGACTGCTGTTGTCCCATTCATTATGGGGCGTGAAGATGACGAGTAAACCACAAGCCATCTATATCGATGGAGACATACTCGTCTATCGAGCACTGATCACCTCAGAGCATGAGATCTGCCTCAATGATGACGAGGGTGAACCTAGTGATGTGTGGGCCATCTCTTGTGACCTGGGGAAGGCCAAGACGTACTTCACGAATGCGGTCAACAACATTGTCCAAGGTCGCCCATACTACATCTGCCTGACAGACCGCAGTGTCCCATGTTTCAGGAAAGGTCTGTACCCAGACTACAAGATGAACAGAAGCTCCAAGCGTAAGCCTATCGGCATGGCTCCATTCCGTGAGTGGATCGAAGAGGACTTCAAGGACAAGGTGGTGATCCGTCCAGGCCTCGAAGCTGATGACGTCCTTGGTATCATGCAGACCAACCCCAACAGCCCTTATGAGGGTATCATCTGGTCTGTAGACAAGGACATGAAGACCATCCCAGGTCTCACATGGATCGAAGGCAATGACCCTGAGCTCATCACTGACGCTGTAGCAGACCACTACATGTTCACTCAGGCCCTCACAGGTGACCAGGTGGACAACTACCCTGGGATACCAGGCATAGGCCCTAAGAAGGCTGAGAAGCTCCTCGAAGGGGTGGCCAGGGTGAACCTGTGGGAGAAGGTGAAGCAGGCCTTCATAGCCAATGGATTGACTGAGGAGGATGCACTGACACAGGTGCGCCTCGCCAGGATCTTGAGGTTTGACGATTGGAACAAAGATAAACAGGAGGTGATCCTATGGACGCCTTAGAGCGGAATGAAGAGGCTATCATACAAGAGCTTATCAACCACATTGGTAAAGCTTGGAGCCTAATGACAGAGAGCCCTCAATGGCAGCAGATTGATACCCACTCTGACGAGGATATTGCTTGGATGGCTGAATGTACTGGCTGGCGCAGTGCTGCCTTTGGCTTAACCAGCAGGATCTACTCAGTCTCTAAGGCTAGGGCGTACGCTGATGTTCGCCTGGAGATGGCCCTTGAGAAGTCACAGGAATATACTAAGGAGAAGCCTCATGGACAAGGCAAACGACTATACCAAGAGACCTAGGCCTTTAGCACATCACGAGGCTCAGACCTTGAGAGATGCCATGGAGGATGTCATCAAGACACCCTCCTGGTACACCCGCTACAAGATCCAACCCAAAGCATTCTTCCTACGGAACGATCTGCCTGGGTGGATGTGTTTTGCCATCAAGTATGTGATGAGGGCAGGCTTCAAGAAGTACCCAGACCTAGACAACTACAAAGGCGATGACAGTGATACCCGTCCTTTGAACGAAAGTGCCATCAGGGACCTAGAGAAGGCCCAGGAATGTATCCAGTGGCGCATCAACTATCTCAGAGGAGACTGCGAGATATGAACTACGACCAACAACCAAAGCCATCGCGCTACTCAATCAACAACCTATTCCTGGCCATCATGTCTATCTTCGTGGCCCTCCTGATGATCGGCGTGATCACTGAGCTGGCCTTTGCTGGTACCAAACAGGTGCAGGTGGGTACCATTGTAGGGCACAAGTTCTCTTTCCAGGAGGTTCCTAGTGGTGAAGGCTCCTTGGTGTCCATCGCTACAGAGATCATCAAGGATGTAGACCCTGCTACCTGTGTAGCGGAGGCCTCAGGCCTTCAGGATATCTACCGACAGGCTGAGACCAGCCAGGCTGCAGACTTCGGGCAAGTAGGATGGGTTGTGAAGTCCTCAGCCTTCTGTACACTGGTAGACAAGACTGTAGACTACCCAGATGGCACCGGAGGCACGGTTACCGTCGAGGGTGTCTGTGAGATCCTCTACGACCCTAACAACCAGGCAACCGCTAGACAGCAGCTGATTGCCCAATGCCTCTCGTAACAGAGTGGGCTGTCTTCATGTGGCTGATGATCAGTGGCACGGTTACACCATCCTTGATATACGTCGAGAATGTAACTCAGTGTACTGATATTGCTACAGACATCAGGACAAACCCTCTCCCCCAGGTAACTGAGGGAGAGGCCCACTGTATCAACATGAAGGTAGTCATAGCGCACACCACAGCCTATATGCAGAACACTGTCCAGGAGACAGAGTATGTATGGTTCAACCCCTACTGGTCAGGTGGTGGTCCTCTCAGACAGACTGAGGGTATCAACTATGGTTGGGACCAGATGAAACTGTCGGCGCATTACCCTACCAGGGAAGACGCTAAGATCTACGACTAAGAGGTAACCAAAAGATGAGTGTAACTGACGAAGACATCCACTACATCCGTGATCGGATCAATATCCTAGAGGATTACTTGGCACAGCTCGAGGTGGATACGCTACCTGAGGGTGAGAGTATAAGCAGAGCCCGGAGCAGATCATATGATATTGACAGGATACCTAACGCCGCAGATCTGTCCACACGCTGGGGATGGTGGACGTAATGGGATGGGATGACCCACATGATGCATACCAAGATGGACTTCATGATGGCCGACTAGAGGCTGAGGAGATCGAGCAAGAGATGCTTATCCTTCAGCGCATGGTCATGGAGTACAACGAGATCCTCAACGACTGGATTGCCTTCGGGGAGTTCATCAAGACCAACGAAGAGATGAACCCTGATGATTTCGATTATCTCAAACAGGAGACCCGTATGACTATGGGTAAAGCAATATGGTGAACAGATACGAGACACGAGAAGGCTCAGAGCTAGGGCATGGTTGCTGCTTTGATGCAACTGTAGTTGATACCCTGAGACAAATAAGAGCTAATGAGTATGCTGTGGTATGTGAGTGCTTCGATATGGAGCTTGCCAACCGCATCTGTGTAGCACTAAATGATAGGGAGAGACACTGATGCCTGTGGTATACGGACTATTCGAACTAAGCTACGACTACTACGAGTGGAAGGATCTGATCGCCGTGTCAGAGGACAAGCAGAAGCTCGTAGACCTCTTTAACATGCGAACACACTATTATCCTCTAGTGTATTACTTCGGGGATACCCCGACGAAGTATGATGGGGATCAACACGCAGTAATCCAACCTGTGCAACAAGCCTGAACCAATAACAAAGAGATCATGACCAAACGTGACATTCATAAGCAACATGAACCCACAGTTTAACTCCCAATGGAGTGAGACACAGTTCTACAACAAGTACGCCTTCACCAAGTATGAGACCTGGGATGAGAGAGCCTGGGTGATAGCAGAGGCCATCTGCGGAGGACTACTACCCAAAGACACAGTACACGCCATCTATGAGGCCATCAGGGACTTCAAGTTCATGCCAGGTGGACGCTACATCTACTACGCTGGTCGTGAGGTGAAGTTCTACAACAACTGCTACATCTTCAAGTCTGAGGAAGACACCAGGGAAGACTGGGCATACCTCTCCTGGAAAGCTGAGAGAGCCCTCATGACTGGTGGAGGCATAGGCAATGACTACTCTGTGTACAGACCTGAGGGAGCTCCCCTAGGTCGCACTGGTGGTCTAGCGTCTGGCCCTATCCCTAAGATGGAGATGATCAACGGTATTGGCACTCATGTCATGCAAGGTGGCTCCAGGCGGTCAGCTATGTATGCTTCCCTCGATTGGGACCATGGTGACATAGAAAAGTTTCTCACCATCAAGAACTGGGATGAGCTACCCCTGCCTGGTGCCCCAGGTAAGACGTATGCTGACGCTAAGGGTGAAGACTTCAACTTCAGGTGTCCTCTCGACATGACCAACATCAGTGTGAACTATGACACCAAGTGGGTCGAAGGACATAAGGTCAACAACGTCTTCCTTAAGAACGTAGAGCAGGCAATGCGGACAGCTGAGCCTGGTTTCAGCTTCAACTTCCATGAACATGAGGGAGAGACAGGACGCAACGCCTGCACTGAGGTTACCTCCTCAGATGACAGTGACGTCTGCAACCTAGGCTCCCTCAACATGGCAAGGATCGACAGTGTCTATGAGTTTGGCATCATCGCTAACCTCGCCACTCAGTTCCTCCTATGTGGAACCCTGAGAGCAGATATGCCCTACGAGAAGGTGGGGCAGGTGAGAGCCAAGAACAGACGCCTAGGCCTCGGCCTGATGGGTGTCCACGAATGGTTGGTACAGAGAGGAAAACCTTATGGGGTCGATGATGAGCTTCGAGAGTGGCTACAAGTCTACAGCTCAGTCTCTACGGATACTGCTAGACGTACTGCCAATGAGCTTGGCGTATCAGAGCCTGTCGCAACAAGAGCAGTGGCACCTACAGGCACTATTGGCATTCTCGCAGGAACAACTACTGGCATTGAGCCAATATACGCCACAGCCTACAAGCGACGATACCTAAAGGGCGGCACAGAGTGGGCCTATCAGTATGTCGTAGATAACGCAGCCAAGTCCCTCATTGAGAGGTATGATGTAGATCCAGACAGCATTGAGAGCAGTGTGGACCTAGCCAGAGACTATGAGAGACGCATTAAGTTCCAGGCAGATGTCCAGGACTATGTGGACATGGCTATCAGCTCGACTATCAACATGGAAGCATGGGGATCAGACAGCAACAACCCAGACACAGTGAAGGACTTCGCTAAGACCTTGGCGCACTACGCACCAAGACTGAGAGGCTTTACGTGTTACCCAGACGGAGCTCGAGGTGGACAGCCACTGACAAGTGTTCCGTACTCTGAGGCTATCTCTAAGGTAGGCCAGGAGTTCATTGAGCAAACACACGACATCTGCGATATCACTAAGGGTGGTGGCAGCTGTGGAGTATAGGAGAGACCTATGACTGAACCCAAGAACCAAACCCTATCACCAGACATCCTGCAGGTGATACCTGAGATCAACGGAGAGACCTCACCAGTGCCTCAGCCTGAGGTACGCCACCAGATCAACCTGGAAGAGGCCAACATGACACCTGAGGAGCTAGGCGAGATAGCCCTCAAGCTCATGAAGGTGATGTCCAAGGACAAGGCTGCAGGTATGGAGATCACAGGTGCCTTTGAGAATGACGATGGCAGTGAGCATGTCTATACACTCAGTGTAGCAATCACCCTGCTGCGTCCAGTGGCGGATGCTACAGGAGGGACTGAGAGTGCCGATGAATAAGTACACCCTAGACACCACACCAACCTTAGGTGTCAGGACTACAGCTCCAGCCTTAGGTGACCCTCCTCACTACGTCCCTGGTGCCCTCATCTATGAGATGCAAGAGGACACTGGTGAAGCCACACACTACCTCTATCTGAAGCCTGAGGAAGTCACTGAGCTGGCTCATATACTCCTCCAGGCCTCCCAAGAGATACGCCTGAAGAGCGCCCACTAGCCATACACTATGCCCCTGAGACACCTAACGGTGCCTTGGGGGCTTTTTTTAGTCAACCTATTGATATCATTAAGTGAATAACACTATTCGACGTTTTTGGGAAACTATAGAGTAATAGCCCAAGCCCTCCCTCCCTCCCTGCTATACACCAGGTGGCCCACGTAGTGGTGTGCCCTGTTGCCTCTACCAGGGAACTGCCTCTCACCAACAGCCATCCAGAGCCGCCCTGTAAGCCCTATAGCCTCCACCTTGGTGTGATGCCTCTTAGGTGATGATCATCGATGATGACAACCTACAGGCCAGCTATAGACCCTATGGTGGCATCCTCAGTCTTCCTCAGCCCAACCACGGCGGTGACTTGGTGTGTTGCTATTGGTGAGGCCCACAGTGATAGAGGTTGACCTGTGGGTGGCCCAATAAAAATGTATCACCAATCCAGCCTGAGCTAAGCCAATCAATGGACACAGTGAGCGCACCTAAGGTTACACTATGCAGGGGAGGAGACATCCGCTGTTACCCACGGGAACGCTAGGGTGCCAGCTCATAGATCAATGAATGAGTGTAGCAATCAGGGTCCCATGGGAGCTCCAGGCCCCCACACCCCTTATGTCTCAGATCCAATTCAAAAAGAGGGACTAAAGGCTCGTTGTTGTTGTTGTTCCTACTCAGCTCTCTTGAGTGACACCCCCAGGATCACACCTGGAAAGCAACCACACAACCCACAGTTCCACCCATACAACTTAAAGGAGCCCATTGATGGCCCTAGAAACCGCTACATTTATTGATGGCCTCAATGCCTCCAACCCCGCTTCTACTGACGGGGTAGCCCAGGCTGACGACCACATGAGGCTCATCAAGTCCACCCTACTGGCTACCTTCCCTAATATCGAAGGGGCAGTCACCCTTACCCACACCGAGATCAACGCCCTGGAGACCCGAGCCACCGCTATCGAGGCAGGCTTCCTCAAGGCTGACGGTACCATACCAGCCACCGCAGACATCCCTCTGGGCGCCAACAAGCTTACAGGCGTAGGTGACCCCTCAGATCCACAAGACGCAGCTACCAAGGCCTCTCAGGACGCCGCAGTCGCAGCTGAGGTCACCGCCAGGAATACAGCCATCCAGGCTCTCTTCCCTGTAGGATCTCTCTATCTGTCGGCCGTAGCCACCAACCCTGCCACCCTCCTAGGGTTCGGTACGTGGGTAGCTCACGCAGCTGGTAGGGTCCTTGTAGGCGTAGGTGAGGGCACTGACAGCAATGCAGTAGCCAAGACATTCACTCTAGCTGAAGAGGGTGGTGAGTATGTTCACACCCTCCTGACAGCAGAGCTGCCAGCTCACAGTCACGCCTCAGCGGTACGGGTGAGTACAGGCCACGCTAGCAGCTCCTGGGACAGCCTAGATGGCTCTACGTCTGCAGTTAATGGCTACACCACAGGCACCTCTAATTCCTCTAAGACTGATGCTGTCTATCCTCACACGGATGAAACTGGAGGCGACACAGCCTTTGCAGTGGAGCAGCCTTATGTTGGTGTACACATCTGGAAGAGAACCATCTAGCGATGACGACTGGGAGGAAGATCTCTGGGACCGCCTCAACTACACCATGGAGATCCATGAAGAGGCTCCCTTAGAGCATCCCATAGGCTTCAAGCTTACACCCTCAGATCCCACCAAAGTGTCTCCTGAGGAGACCTTAGAATATATTCTCTATGGAGGCCTCATCGATGCCGACCCCTATTCCAATTAGGCGTTGGGGTGATCTTGGTATCATCTCAGACCTACACCCTTACGACCTGCCGCCTCACGCATGGTCTAAAGGTAACAACATCCGCTTCAAGGATGGTAAAGTACTGAGAGCTCCAGGCTTCAGGACAGCTGAGGATGACTTCGGGACGACCCCAAGGTTCATCTTTGGGGTGACCCCTAACACAGGCAATGATTACCTCATCCATACTGAGGATGATGGTACCATCTACAAGTGGCAGAGTGGGACGTCTACGGACTATTCCCCTGCAGGCTACTCAGGGGCCACCAATGACCTCCCCTTCACTGGGGCCAACCACGGGTCAGTAGTGTACATCAACAGAGCCTCTCACGAGCCTGCTTACTTAGGTCCTAGCGACAGTCAGTTCTCAAGTCTACCAGACTGGGACAGTGGTTGGCGCTGTAAGTCTCTCAGAGGCTACAAGGACTTCATGGTAGCCCTCAACATCACTAAGAGTGCCGTTGAATACCCTACGATGGTCAAATGGTCAGACCAAAGCCAGGTAGGGGCTCCTCCAGCCTCTTGGGATGAGGCAGATGCAACAACCTTGGCAGGGGAAACACCCCTAGCTGAGATGAAGGGACAGCTCTTGGATGGGCTAGTCCTTAAGGGTGCCTTCGTTCTCTATGGAGACGAGGAGGTACACCTCATGGAGTACAACGGTGGACGCTTTGTCTTCTCATTCCGCAGGCTATTCAATGATGATGGCATAATCAATACTAATGCGGCTGTAGAAGTGTCAGGCCTCCACTATGTGTTCGGTAGAAACGATCTCTATGTCCACGATGGCATATCAAAGAGATCCCTGGCTGCAGGCAAGGTACGTGACAAGGTGTTCAGTGAGCTGAACTATGCCAAGAGAGACAAGTTCTTTGTCTTCCACGACCCTATCCTGAAGTCAGTGTACTTTTGCTATAACGCGCAGGATGCTGACGCAGGTTGGAGAGATACTGATTATTGTAATAGAGCAGCAGTGTTCAACTACGATAACGGTTCTTGGTCCTTTATGGACATGCCCAATGTGTGCTCAGCGTCCCACCTCAACGTGACCTTCAGCCTCACTGCAGAGACCTACACGACCCTCGCCACAGAGACCTACGCCACCTATGGTGGGCAGTACCAGTCTCAGGAGGATGGTCAGAATAGGACTACAGTGATTGCCAACAGGCCATCGGCCGGAAACTCCATTGTAGGTGACAAGCTCTATGCCTTTGACCCTATAGACTACGGCTCCCTGGTACAGCTTCCTCTCGACACTGCAGTCATCAAGCCTGCTTTCGTAGAGAGAACCAAGATTGACCTCGATGAGCTAGGGATCAACCTCGCTGGCTACAAGGTACTGCACTCAGTGTACCCACAGGTCAAGGTCTTCTCTCAGCTCTCTACCCTCCAGTGTGAGTTCGGTGGATCTATGTATCCCCAGGACAGTACCAATTGGGAGACTGCCCAGGATTATGATCCTTACACCAACTACAAGCTCAACTCGAGGGCAGGCGGTAAGTACTTAGGGCTTCGGTTCACTAAGACTGACGCTGAAGACTTTGAGTTGGCTGGTGCAGACATCTCGCTGAGCCTCAACTCATTCAGGTAAGGACTACTTAAATGCCTATCAACAAGATCAAGGACCTATTTGTTCGGCCATACAAGCGCCAGGGCAGATCAGAGTTCGAAGAGAGCGATAGGTCTTACCTCGACAAGGAACTGCAGAACATCGAGGAGACCGCACAAGATCTCTCCGATGCTGCAGTTCAGATTGCAGACAATGCCCCTGAGAACCCTCGCAGAGGTATGATCAGGATCGCCATCAGTCCCTGGAACCCAGGGAGTGGCACTGACCGAGGCTACTTCTATGATGGAACAGCCTGGACAGTACTCGATGAGTTTGCTCTTGCTGACGCTGCAGCTGCACAAGCAGCCGTAGATGACGTAGAGGCAGCACTCGATGATCCGTCTACTGGTTATAATGCGGGAGGCACATACCTCTCGACAGCGCAGGCTGAGATTGCGGCCATCGAAAGTGCCTTGGATGATCCATCCACAGGTTACAATGCTGGTGCAACTGCACTCTCAACCATGCAGACCTCTATCAGTAATAACGCTGGTAGTATTGGTACAAATGCTACTGCTATTACCGCTCTCGAGACTACAGTCAATCATGGCTCTACTGGTGTTGCAGCTAACGCTTCAGCTATTGGAACCCTTGAGACAACTGTCAATGTCACAAATGCTGGAGCTATCTCTGCCAACTCCTCAGCTATCAATGCACTTGAAACTACAGTAAATGATGGCTCTACTGGTGTAGCAGCTAATGCTTCGGCCATTGGTACATTAGAGACAACTGTCAATGTCACCCAGGCTGGGGCTATCTCAACTAATGCCTCAGCAATCACCAACCTAGAGACTACAGTCAACCACGGCTCTACAGGTGTTGCTGCAAATGCTTCAGCTATTGGAACCCTTGAGACTACAGTCAACGTCACTCAGGCGGGTCTGATCTCAGCTAATGCTGCTGATATCACCACGCTCGAAGCATCCGTCTCTAGTGGCCTTGTCAATGAGTTCATCAACAGTGAGAACGCTTCGATCCCTTGGGGTGCCAGTACAGGTGTAACAACACACAGTACAGCAGGTACGCCCAAGTCTGGGACCTATCATGCCCGTGTTGATGAAAACTTGGCACAATGGGGTGCTCTCTGGAACGCTGACAACGCAGCAACTGATGCTGGCGATGGTTGGCCTAATCCTAAAGATGGTGAAACATGGACTATCGGTCTCTGGTATAAGAACACCGACACCAGCCCTAAGACATTTGGTATTCCAGGCGCAGGCGGACGACCTCTTGACCTCGTCCTAGCAGGAAGCACCTCTACTTGGACTTGGGTAACAGCGACAGGCACTTTGAACGGAGCTATCACAGGCCCTCGTTTTACAATGCGTACAGCGTCTCTGGCAGCTGGCAAGGTCATCGACATTGATGGTATCACGCTAGTCAGAGGCTCACACGTTCTCGACGGTACAGAAGTACTTGGCCTGGGAGGCTACGCTCGTGCAACACGATCCCTTGTGGTCGGAGTTAATAGCGTTACAGGTATTGCTGAAGCGTCCTATGGTCTCGACCTAGACGTCAACGGACATATCTCAGGGTTCTCCTCGACCAACAATGGGGCGACCTCGACGTTTGCTATTGTAGCCGACAAGTTCCAGATCACTGAGGGTGCCACTAATGGTGGAGCACCTTTCGAAGTAGACGGTGGTGTCACGTACATCAAAGACGCCAACATCAAAGAGCTTACCCTATCGAAGCTCCTCGCAGGTGCCATGGGCGTATCCATGGAGCTTGGCGCGAGTGGTAACATTCGGATGGGATCTACGGCCTACGACACAGGAAATGGTATATTCCTCGGTAACGTCTCAGGCGTCTACAAGATGTCCATCAAGAACGATGAGCATTACCTACGCTTCAACGGGACTAACATCGAGGCCTCTGGTGACTTCCTCAACAGACGTTCAACATCTGCCAATGCCTATACTTCACAGCATATCGTTGCAGAGAACACTGAGACTGCTCAACAAGACGGCACTGTATATGTCTTGATGAAGAACATCCATCTCACAAGAGCTGGGGACGTTCGTATAGGCCTTGAGATCAAGAATGAGGCTGCATCGCCCCATGGCCTCTTGCCAGGTTATCGGATTGAGCAAGATGGTAATATACTCCTAGCTAACCAAAACCATGAGGGCGGTAATACATATGTCTGGTATAGGCATGTCCTTACTGATATAGACCCAGATGCTGGACCTCTAGAGGTTTGGGTATCTGGTGGTTTCAAGAGTGGTGACAACAAATGGTCACGCCTTCGGGGAACTATTATCTATACAGACAAACCGATGGTTGATTATATTACCCCAACATCCGCTGTGTACCCAGAAATAACCTACTAAGCACATCACATATAACATTAGGAGACCCCTATGGGACTCATGCAGACCATCCTCGGGGGCTCCGAGAGTGAGAGCGGGAGCAAAGTATTCCGCCCACAGAAGAAAGAGCTAAAGAACCTCTACGACAACGCCAGGTCTCTCTATGACAGTCGATCTGGTACTCCTTGGTTCGGTGGAGACCTCTATGCTGGTATCAACGGTACTCAGCAGCAGGGCGTCAACTCTCTCACAAACTTTGCCAATGGCGGTGCCATGGACCTCTATAACGGAGCGTCCCAGGCAGCCCTTGGTGCCCTCGGTGGAGGCCAGCAGGCAGGTAACGCTGCCTCGAGCCTCTTCAACCAGGCAGGCCAAGACCCAACGCAAAGCCTAATCAACTCAGCTAGTCAGTATGCGAACAACCCTTATATCGATGGTATGGTAGACAATGCCTCCAGAGATATTACGAGGCAGTTCTCAGAGAATGACATGCCAGCTCTCAACCTAGCCGCAACAGGCTCAGGTAACGCTAACTCTAGCCGCACCGGAGGCGCAGAAGCGATCCTCCAACGTGGCGCTGCAGACCGTATCGGAGATATCTCAAGCCAGATCCGAGGCGGTGCATACTCGCAAGGCCTAAACACTGCCCTCTCCGCTATGAACAGCGGTAGGTCAACACAGCTGGGCGCCTCAGGGCAACTCCAGGGACTGTTGGGTATGGGCATGAATGGCGCGGCTATGGCCAACAACCTCGGGGTCTCACAGGGTAATACCTTGTTGGGCGCTGGTGGCGTTCTGCAGTCTGATGCTCAGCGTGAACTAGATGCGCTATACCAAAAATGGCAGGGTAACGACACCCGTGAGACTGACATCCTGAGTGCCTATCAAGGACACATCGGTTCGCCAATCCAGAACAGCTTTAGTAACTCAATGAGTACGCCAGGTATTGCTGGTTTCCTCGGAGATATGGCTGCTGCGGGTGGTTCGCCAGTCCCAACATCTTAAGGAGGACAGTTATGACGTATCAAGACGATACCCTCAACCAATCCCTCATGAACCTGGGGATCACATCTCCTGATCAGAACACTCCTAGGCCTAAGCGACCAGGCCTCCTGAAGGCTATGTTCACAGGGCAGCTCGATGACAAGCATCGTGTAACTCTTTCTCGGATTGGTGCTGGCCTAGGTAACGACACGGCTCTTAAGGCTTGGCAGCAGAAGGGTCGAGACCAGCAGGCTCAGTTCCAGGAGAACCTGAGGATGGAGCAAGAGGCCCAACAGCAGAAGCTGGATAACGACTTCCGCGAACGTCAGCTGATAGCTGAGCAGAAACAGACAGCTGCAGGCTCTCGTGGACGTAGCCAGTTTAAGGACCCATTTGTTGGTGAAGACAATGAACTTTACTACCCAATCGGTAACACTGGTACAGGCGACCTTAGCTATGAACGTGCAAGCGATGGTAAGATCTTCCCTAACATGCCTAGCGGTGTCACAGGTGGTTTCAAAGGTAACGAAAGCATCCGTGTAGCTGGTGGTAAGGATAGTCAAGAAGCTATCACCCTGGACACACTAGCCTACGAGGCTATCCCAGACAACATGGCCCAGTATCAGACGATGCTGAGCTTAGCTGATCAGTCAACATCTACAGCACACGGACAGTTTGCTAGGTTCCTGGCAGAGAAGTCAGGGTTTGATGTCTCTGGCTACAGCGCCTCCAAGACTGGCGAAGCTCGTGCCTTGCAGAACCAAATGATGCTCAAGGCAGCTGTTGAGTTCCTCAAAGGACAAGGTCAAGTTACTGAAGGTGAGCGCGGTATCGTAAGAGATGCCATTGCCAACATTGATCAGGACCCAGCCACCTGGAAAGCTATGGTCAATATGATGATCCGTCGTCAGGACAAGCTCATGGCCAAGGTTGACACCTGGGATGATCTTACCAACGAAGAACGACAGGAACGCTACCAAGGCGACTACCGTAAGTTCTCCAGGTTGTATACCCGAAACAACATGGACGCCATCACAAGCAAAGCTGTAGACGCTTTGGATCTTAACGGTGTTACCTCCTCTGGTATCGGCTTCAAAGTCTTAGAATAGAAAGAAATCAGTATGGCAACCATTGAGTTGGACAACGGCCTCAAGTTTGAGGTCGATGCAGGCTTCACTCGGCTTAGTCCAGAGGAGCAGCAAGCAGCGGTCGATGAGATGGTTGCCTCTGTAAACCAAACACAACAACAACCGAAGACAACTTCAAACCTCTTCGAAGGTATCGACCAACGATCAGGTCGCATTGCGGAGAACCTTGAACGCGGCATTGAGAAGATGGGTATCCCACTCATCTCCAAAGGTGCTGGCTGGTTGGCTGACAAGACCCAAGCAGATCTTGATAGCCGTGACCCTTATGCCCCGAGTACGTCCCTTCAGGATGTTAAGGACGCAGCAGGTCTCAGGAAGGTCCCTGCAGGTTTGTCATTTGGCCTCCAGACAGGTCTCTCAAGTGTACCTGACATGGTAATGGCCACTAACCCTCTATCAATAGCCCCGTACCTAGGCTCTAGGACTGAGGAGATTGCGACAGAACGCGCTATCAACGATGGCCGCTCTCGTGAAGAGACAACAGGAGGTGACTACGCAGTCGCTGCTCCTACTGCTCTTGCTATCACCGCAGCCGAGCGATTGGCTGGTAAGATCACCCTTGGTAGCCCTCAAGGTGGTCTCGTGACGAAGGCCCTTAAAAGGGGCGCAGGTGAGACCCTCACTGAGATACCTCAAGAGAACCTTGAACTCGCAGCTACCCGTATCGGTACTGAGAGGGGCGGTCCATCCCTTGGTGAGTATGGAGACGCCACCCTGGCGGCAGGCCTTGCAGGTGTTACCACAGGTCCTACTGTAGGTGCTGTTGGCGATGCTGTAAGAGCAGCTCCAGATGCAATCGAAGGCTACCAGAATAACAGAGCCCAACGACACTTTGATGCCAAGGATGTGGACCTAGAGCAGATTGCTGCAGAGGAACGTGTCTATCGTCGCATGGAGCAGAAGATCAACGATAGGATCTTCAAAGGCAACGCCGCTGAGAAAGAAGTACGCAATCGGTCCATCAAATCAGTATGGGATGAGATCAAAGGCGAACTCTTCCTAGCTGCCGATGAGATGAAGAAGGCTGGTATCATTACTCAGTCTGAATACAACAGTGTCTTCAAGCGCGAAGGCTCTGTGTTCAGCCAAAGTAAGAACAGTCAACGCCATGTCACCTTTGAAGACCTATCAGCTATTGACACTCTACAGATTGAACCAGCGGCAAAGGAAACACTCCGTAAGCTGGCTTATGATCTAGAGATTGCCTCTACAGATGGCTTTAAGTCTCGTGGACAAGGTATGTTTGAGACTTTAGGTAAGTCCCGACCAGGCGAAGGTATCGGAGGTGCATTTGGTGCTGCCATTGGTGGAACATCTGGTGTATTTGGTGGCCCTGTTACTGGCGTACCAGGTGCTGTGATAGGTGCTGGTATAGGGGCAGCTTATGCTCCTAAAGTAGGCCGTGCCGTAGATAATGTATTCCCTTCCTCTAAGAAGCCTAGGATCATCCGTGAAGCTAAGAAGCGCGGCAGAGTATTAGATAGTCTGGGTACTGATGTAGGTGACACTAAACAGCTCGCTACGGATCTCACAGCTAACGCTCGTGCAGGTCTCGACATAGCCAACAAAGAACGTCAGGCAGACATCCAACAACGCAGAGGCCTCAGGGCAGCTCGTAGGTTGGACAATGACCCAGGCTTCAGTGGCTTCGACAGTAGCATCTTTGACAAGGTTGGTCTTACACCAATCGAAGTAGACAACGGGATGCTGCAGCTCCTTAAAAAGGGTATCATCACCCCAGAGCAGCACAAGGCATTCCTGACAGAACCTGAAGTCCTCATGGAGGATAAGCAGGGTCTCTTGATCATGGATCACCTCAACAACCTTGCCAACAAAGGCAAGATCCAGAGGGACCCAGAGTTCAAGCGTCCAGGTACTCCTGTAGGACCAGGTGTCTTCAACCAGACAGCCTATGACGCCTCTACAGATCATGCCGTACAGATGGCAAACACCGCTCGTCAGGCAGCACCAGACGCTTCAGCTCGTGCTGTAGTCGATCGGGTAGCTGCTGCTAAGTCGTATGCTGACAAAGTCAATGCCTTGGAAGAAGGTATAGCAAAG